GGGAAACCGACTATCTTTTATCCCTCTTATTAGAATTTTCACTATTCTTCTAAGTTGTAATTTAAAATCTTAAGTTTGTATAATTAAGATTTTGTTTTGTTTAGTGAATAATAAAAACCAACTTTTATAAGTTGAAAAATTCTCTATAATGAGTTTAACGCCTGCAACGAGGCGGCTACTTGAGGATTTTAGTTAGTTGCAAACCCCTTTTAGTAATGGCTATATCTAAAAGGTTTTCATAGCCAGCATTACGACTACAGTATCAAATCATTTGTCGTCCATTTCTTCCAGAGAAATGGCACAACAACAAACTATATATAATAAATATCCAAAAACTAATTTAACCACAAAACAATTGATGAAATTCGATGTGGGTCCTATGTTTGAAAGTCCAGTTCCTTATAAGAATATTACTTGGACTACTTCGGACATTAGATTTAAAGTTTTAGAAAACACTTTATTACCTTTTGATTTCTTTAATTTGTATGGAAGTATAAAATCATTGCTTAAAAGTTTTGCTTTCTTTAGAACAAGAGCAAAGCTTTATGCTACTTTAACCGGAACAATTAATCATCAAGGCACTGTCATTATGGGAATTATTCCAGCTCATTATGAATTTTCTACAAATAATTCTACAGCTATTATAAATACGTTATTAAGTTCTCCTCATTGTATTGTAGGAGCTAATGAAGCTTCTGCTTCATGTCTTGAGTTACCTTTTTATATTAATAGTGATTTTATGCAATTAGCTATAGCTTCTGGTGGAGATTCAAGTACTCCAGATATAACCGTAGGAAATTGTTCTTATGGTAGATTTATAGCTTTAGTATTAAATCCTTTAGCAGTAACAGGAGCTTCATCAACTTCTTTGACTTTTCATTTAGAAATGCAATTGGAAGATTTTGAAGTTTATGTTCAAACACCTAATACTCCTAATTTTGTTTCACCCCCAACTTTATTAGCTGAAAGCTTTATAGCTCCAGTTATTACTAGCACATTAGATGCTAGTGCTTCTTTAGTAAAGAAGACTTCTGGAGATTTTATAGATGCTTTGAGGAAAACAGTTAAAGCTTATACAGGTTTACATAATCCAAATGAACCTGATCTAAAAGATTCAGTATTAACATTGAATAAAAATAGAACCAACCAGGTTGATTCTGTTACTTACTATGAGAAATTAGATCCTTACAGTAAGTTTTCAAGATTAACTAAAGATAGTATCTTTCATACAGACATAGATGAAATGGATATGTCATTCATTTTGTCTAAACCTCAGTATATAGGTACTATCCAAATTTTAACTACTACCCCTGCCGCAAGATTACTTTGGAGTAGACCTATTTCTCCTTGGCAAGGAGGATGTTATGGAGGAACTGCAACTACTAACAATATTGAGCGATTGTATTATAATACTTTGGCTTGGTCAGGAGATATGGAATTAATAGTCCAATCTTCTATGACTAATAAGCAAAATGTTAAAATTATGATAGCTCGTATGTATGGTCTTGACAGAACAATCCTAACTAAGGTTCCTGATAATGCTACAGCAAGGTCGGGTATTACTACTTTGATGGAGTTTTCAGGAGGAAATCAGCAATTAACTGCTGATTTGGATTTCTTGAGTAGAAATCAAGTATTATATAACACAATTGATCCTAATGCCAATGCATTAATGCATGGTATGTACTATATATATTTACAACAACCTTTGGTTTCAGGAGAAGGATCTCCCGTTTCCGTAGAACTTAATTTATTTGTTAGATGTAAACCTAATTTTCGTTTTTATGGTCACGGTTATCGTCCTTCTTATACCTCTAGCAATTATGCTAGTGGTCCTTATTATTCTAATCCTGTAGTTCCTCCGCCTCTTAAAATGATATCTGAGGAACCTATGGAGTTTGAAAGTGAATCAGCAGGAGAATCAGCTTTTGTTATGAATGCTCCAAGCACAGATCAACCTTTAATGCATGAAGTCATAACAGAGCAAAAACCTTTGGTAGAAATTGAGCGTATGAGACCCATATTACATTTAAGAGATTTAGTTAGAAAAGTTCAGTGCACTAACGTGTACACAGCTACTAGTGATTCAAATGGACAATTTGTTTTAGCTATACCTGTGTCTGATTTGATAAATCATTTTCCAGTTACCGCTTCAGCTCAAAGTTCAGGATCCAGTTTGATGAAAATGTATTATGGTATGAATGCGGGATTACGAGTTAAAATAAGAGGACGAAATTGTGGTAATTATTTAGTACAATATTATCCTCCTAATTTAGTTAGTGGAGCTTCAGCTTCAATTTCTAGTAATGATTTTCTGATTGGTTCAGTTGTCAGTTCTCTAAATTCTAGTTATATAGCCAATAATAAGGTTATAAATTCAGCACCTTTTACTGAAATCCCACACACTTGGGGAGTTGATATAACAGCTGGAAATACTTTTTCGGTTGTTGATGTTCACATTCCGCACACTTCCATTTATCATTGGTGGGGCGGATCAGGATGGTCTCGCACAGATTCTGTTTCTTTTGATACTTATAAAACAGTTTTAAATAATAATGGAACTCTTATAATAACCGGTACTGGTAATCCTAGTACTCAATTTGATTTCAATATTTATGCAGGTTTAGATGATGAATCTAGACTTGGGTTTCATTGTTTTTCTCCTATATTGTGGTTGCCATTGACTAACGATGGTTTGTATTATGATGTGCCGGAGAAAGTTCCTACTACTTCAGCAGTGAGTTTTACTCGCGTTGTAAGTCCGGCATGTTATTATACTTCATTAATAACCGCTTTTGAGACCTCTCCTATAGTGTAAGGGGATAAATATTTTATAATTTTAATTATATATATTTTATTGTTATTTTAAATAATTGTTATTAGTTAAGCCTAATCGGTAGACTTCGGTTTAGTTCCTAGGAAGAGGGACCTCTTTAGTTAGAGTATTGATCACAGTTTCCTTAGTGCCTCGAAAGAAAGGGAAACATGTACCTTGATCAATAAATTCACAAGTATCTTTACGACCCGTCCACAGCTCAAAACTTAATGCTCAGGTGTTAGTTTTAATTTATAATAAAGAGTTAGATGGTTCCTTTTTGCGTTTCTTTAATTTTGAAATTACTTAGATGATTTTTTCAAATATAATAAAGTTGTTCTTAAAGCACCCTATCACTAATATTTTTATGTAGATGTTTAGTAGTTCGGATTTATTATGTCGGGCAATCTAAAGAGAAATACCTAAATGAATTGTAACAGCACTAAAAACCAAAACAAAAATAAAGAATCTAAAAACAAAAATAAAAATGTATTAATGTTAAATGAAAATTTACAGAGTAACTATTTAGTGGTAGACCTAAATAGGTTAGTTATTAAAAGAGTTACAAAGAAAGAATTTGAAGAAAACGATAGTCCAGTAGTAATTTGGCAAAAATTTTTAATTAAAATTAGAGTTGGATCTAAACAACAAATAAAAGAATTATATCCAATATTTTCTCAAATCAAACAATTTTCTGAAGAAGGATTACTAAATATAATTAACAATACTTACAAATTTGCAAAAACTTTTGGAGGTATAAGTTATAATTTAGCAACAAAAGAAAATGATATAGAAACAACAGCACTATTACTTGATGCTTCATCATTAATGTTACAACATGGAGCAACTACTTACAATAGTTGGACCCCAGCTTATTTTTTGGGATTTGTAGCCAGAGTTTATTCAATCTTAATTAGAGGCAAGAAACAATGGAAAGACTACAATTCCGAAAGTTTAGATGGAATGTTGATGATGACTGGAGCGATAGGTTTGCCAGATTCATTTTTCTCAATTCTTAAGAAATTAAATATGATAACCAATAGGAAAATTGGAGATCATCCGGGATTGTTCTTGGAATGTATTGAAGGAATGTCTTGTTATTTAAATACTTTGCTTGACAAAATGGATTGGCTACCTCCCAAGGTGGTTCAATTTTTGAAAAGAATTTTTTCTTTCGGGGCTATTCAACGTTTAATGTTCGACATGAAAGAAGTTGTTGAACTTTGGAAGAAAGATAAAAGAGTCATGTTGGACCCAGATTTTAGGAGTAGAATAGTAGAACTTAAGGAAAAAATTTGTGAACATCCCGATACTAAAGAACATATTAATAAAATACTAAATTTAAAAGAAAGTTTCAATAATCTAGAAAGGATGATTCAAAGTGCGCATGCGTACGAGAATTGTTCTAGACAGGAACCTGTTTGTGTTGTTTTAGAAGGGCCACCCGGTGTCAGAAAATCGATAGCCATGGCTCATTTAGTTAAACTATTAGGAAAAAGTACTTATTCTCATATTGTTAAAGCTACGCAAGATGGAAAAGATCATTACGATGCGTATAATAATGAAGAAGTTTTAATAATGGATGATATAGGCCAACAAGGCGTTTCTCAATGGAGAACTATAATTAATATGGTATCTTCAATTAAAATGCCTTTGGAATGTGCTGCCGTAGAATTAAAAGACACAAAATATTTTAATAGTAAAATAATAATAGTAACTACAAACAATTTTTCAGATTTAAGTAGTAATTTAACCAAAAATGACGGAATATCAGATATTAAAGCGTTGTGGAGAAGAGCTCATGTCTTTAATTTTACAGATGTTAATAAAGCAGAATATAAAAGATTTGATGTCCGTAAAGATACATGGACTCATGAAATGGTCCATGGAGTAGATATAAGTCATTTTAAAGTTGGAACAACATTAGAAATAGCGACTTGGATGACAGCTCATGTTGAATTACTCGAAAATTATTATTTTAATATTGCTGAAAATATATTATTATCCAAATCACAAATAGAAATAGCAAGAGAGCAAATTGAGGCGTACAAAATGTATGATGCAGAATCATTGATTAACATGTCTGAGCAGCCTTTAATACTAAATTGGTCATATAATATTTGCCGAGAATTAGTTGTTAATATGATGGATTATATTTATGAGTTTGCTTCTAGTTATTGTGGAATTCCAGGAGGAGCTATAGTAGCCTTATCCTTATATGGTTTGTATAAAGGAATTATAGCCATGTTTAATGATGAAGGAAATGATGAATTGACTTCAAATTTAGCTGCTATAAATGATTGGAAAAATAATTTAAATTCTTCTAGAAAACCCTGTATAATTAAAGAAGGAATAGTTTATTTTGAAGAATCATCTACAGGTACCTTAATTGAAACAGTGAAGAAACAAGTTAAAATAGTTAAAATAGCAAGACCTAATGGCGAATATGAAACTTCGCATGCTTTAGTTTCAGGAACACATGTAGTTTTACCAGCTCATTTAATTTATGGTTGTAAAAATAAGATCATTATATATAATTCACAGACTGATTTTGTAAATGAAAATAGAGCATTTGACAATTGTCCTTTTGAAGTGGAATTGGATGATAAACTTAACGATGTAGCAATTTTAAAATTACCGGTTTTAAATTTAACCCCTTATAAAAATATAGCACATTTATTCAAATATAAAGGAAATCCAGCGAAGAATATTTTCTTTGTTTGGTCAGGTGATCCAGTTAAAATAGATGGAGTTATCAAAAACTATGAGAATAGTCCTAAATATAACACTAAATACGGAACTGTACAGCCTGAGCAAGTCTTAACATATCAAATGACTTCTAAAGGTTTTTGCGGTTCAATAATAGCAGATGAAAATAGTGGTATATTGGGTTTTCACGTAGCTGGAAATGGAATAGATACAGGAATTGCTAAAATTTTTTCTCAAGCGTTACTAGGTAAAATATACTCGAAATTAAATGATAAGTATGATACTCAAGTGGCGATTGAAGATACCGAAAAATTACAAAACTTTAGCGGTATGATAGCTCCAAGTAAGAAAATTTCAGATGGTCCAAAAACTACTCATTTTAAACCAACAATATTGGCTGAAGTTTTTGAAGAAACTAAGAAACCAGCTAATATAAGAGTTTTTGGAGTTAAGACAGTTAAAGAAAGAGCTAAGAGGATGCATAAGCCTGTAACAAAAATACCAGAAAAAGAATTAGAATTTATGGGAAAATTTTTAGATTATATATTACCTAATTTTTCTCCTATTGATGAAAGAACTGTAATAAAAGGAAACGAGGATTTAGCTCCTTTAAATAAAGATAGTGTTTCTGGAATGGACTTTCCGAAAGATAAGAAAGATTATTTTGATTTTGAAAAAGGAGTTGTTAAACCAGAGTTTGCTAAAGAATTGGATGATTATAGATTTCAATGTCTATCAGGATTTCCGGAGAAAATAACACAACACCATACAATAAAAGATGAGTTACGATTGTTAACTAAAGTGGACAAACCTAGAACTTTCGGAGTAGATTCATTAACTACTCAATTTGAGATGAAAAGGTTAATGGGAAGTTTGTTCACGCAAATAAGAAAGAAGAAATGGGACAATGGAATAGCTATAGGCTTAAATCCTTATAAAGATTGGCCCGAATTATATAACAGATTATCTAGAAGCAAAGGAGTATGGGATGGAGATATAGGCGAATGGGACGCTAGTGTATCTCCAGAAATTCAAGATTTATTAAATAGTAAAGTTTTAGGAAAATTTGTAGGAGGACCAGTAGATAGAGAGATTTTAAGTAGAATTTTAGAATTATCAGTTAGAAGTTGGGTTGTAGCCGGAAATAAACAGATGTTTAAAACTCATGGTATTTTATCTGGAATGTGGATAACTAATTTATTTAATAGCATAATAAATAGGTGTTATACTGCTGGTTGGTATTATAGAGAAATGTCCAAAATTAAAATAGAACCTTCAGTTAGTCAGTTTATGTATGAAGTGATTGATTATGTACAAGGAGATGATAAAATAGTAGGAGTGAAGAAAAATTTAGAAATTTTAAACGCAATGACTATGAAAGATTATTATGTCAGTTGTGGAATGACTTTTACGGATGGAAATAAAGGAAAAATAGATTATTTATCAAAACCAATATCTGATTGTATATTTTTAAAAAGAAATTTTGAATTTAATGACATGATAGGAGATATAGTTGGAGCATTATCTTTAGAAACTTTAACTAATACATTAAGATGGTATAAGGATGATAATGAAGAAGAAGAAATTTTGAGAGATAAATTGATGGTTGTAGATCGAGAACTATTTTTACACGCTCCTTATGAAAGAGAACAGGTTCTAACGGAAATAGACTACTTTATGCGAAATAATCCAGGTAAAATTAAATACACCTTAAAAGATGATAGCGTGTTATTAGAAGAATATTTACGTGACCCAGATTATTTATATCAACATACTATGGAAACAAATGGAAAAATGACTATAGTCAATAATAACTGATCTTAAAATAAATAAACAAAATAAATATAAAATAAATGAATAAAAACAAATAAAATAAAGAAAAATAAACAAAATAAAATATTAAAAATACAAAAATAAATTTTAAATAAACATTAAATAAATTAATTGAAAGATGATACACTAATTTAAGTGTGTCATCGAAAACAAACAGCTTACAATGTAAATTTAAAACCCCC